CCTTGAACTGACTTTGCTAAGGAAGCATCTGGTGGACCACCAAGTTTTCCTAATTTTTGTCTGACCTTACGCATCTTAATTGCATCAACATAACGCAATTCAAGAATACCTTTCTTTGGATTATCTAGATCTATTACTTTATGATAAAAAATTCGTCCGTCAATATACCACGAACGAACTATTTGATGAGCACGGTTATCAAAGTTAAGTAGTCTTTTAATATACTCAAATTCACTACGAACTTTTTTCTTGACACCCATACCTATGTCTAGATTTTCCAGATTGATATCCACACAAGAATCATTATTGTCACTTACGACAAATTCATTCACGATTTCGTCAACAGCAGCATCCACTTCTGGATGAAGAGCCATATCTCTATATCTACGAATAAGTTCATACTCATTCCTAGCAGTAGCATCTGTATCTACGTATGTACCAAAGTAACCGCCAGCTGCAATAGAGGCAGGTTCATCAGCAAGAGGGGGTACTGGTGACTGTCCTTTATTTTCAGCTTTGCGGTTAATTTGGAAACCAAATAGTTGACCCATTATATTATTTAAATGTGTTTCCTATTGTTATTTATGGGATGGCAATTCCACTTCTTCCAGCAACTGACTCGCTATCACCGTCTCCAGCAACAGTCCAGTAAGAATATTGGAACTCAATTGAGAACTCTTCAATCTGATCGTTACTATCATAAGCAAGGTCAATAGCAGAAGCACTTGTTGGGAATGCAAACCACAGTTTATATGATCTTACAACTTCTCCGTTATCTTGATCATTTTTTTCTAGTTGCTTAACAGTAACTGTGCGACCATACTGTGTTGGATCAATAATACCAGCAGTATTTGCTTGGTGTGAATTGATTTCATTTAACCACTTTTCAAAATATGAACGTGCTTTAAAGTCCTTATCATTGATGAATGTTGCAGACCAGTTATCAAAAGTACGGTCTCCAGCAATTTTAACTGTTCTTCCTCTGAATGGAACTTCAATAACACCAACGTTAGATGAAGGAAGAGCAGCAGATTTACACATATATGTTACAATCTCTGTGTCATCAGCACCTACTTCAGTAGGAAACTGAATAGACACCTCAAACATATTAGGGCGTACACCCTGACTTACCTTGGAAAGAAAGCCTGAAACGTTACTAGTAATAGACATTTTTTTAAATTATCCTCTTTGTATATTTAATAGATCAGCGTCCAACTACTTCACTGAAGGAAACTCCAGTACGAGTAGCAGTAAATGTAACTGTTACGTAGTTGATAGAACGAGCAGGTTTGATGAATAACTCAGCAACAAACTCATTACGGTCAACTACATCTGCTGTGTTGTTAGTTCCATCGCATACAACTAGGAAATCTGTGATACCCTGCTGTGCAGAGATTTCATTTAGATAACCATTGATGTTTGCAAGGAATCCAGAACGAGTAGTTTCGTCATTGATCTCAAAGAGAACTGACTTAGCAAGTCCTTCAACTCTCTTCTCAATGTTGAGGAAGAGTCTACGAACGTTGATCCTATCAAATGCAGATGGTGATGCAAGAGCAGTCTTGTCACCAAATAGAACTGGACCACTACCAGGGAATGTAACCACAGGGTTAATTCTATTCTGATAAAGTTCATCTCTATCTGCTTTGTTTGGATTGTATGCAAGTTTAATAACATTGCGTAATCCACCTCTTGCCATACCAGCAGGAGAAATCCAATCAGCGATTGCACTAGATGTACTTACACACAAACCAGCGATGTCACCGTTAGTTGCAATATAACGATACTTGTCATTGAAGCGGTCATACATGTATTTGTAACCACTATCAAGAACAGCGTAAGATGTTGATGTTATATTGTTAAAGAAATTCAGAGTGTTTGTTCTCTGTTGTACAGGAGTGAGAGCACTACCACCAGATCCAATCTGGTTTCCTGTAAATGGAGAGACAAAAGCAATACAATCTTTACGTGCAGTAGCAATAGCAACTACTTTTTGTGCTTTAGCAAGTGTATCTACCTCTGTTCCTAAAGATCCACCCATGAGAACAAAGTCAACTTCTGTTTCTTCTGTGTCTTGGAATAGATCGTAACCAGCATTGACTTCACCAGCAGTATATGCATAGTCGTCAGTACCATTTCCTAAATCTGTTTCGTTACTAGCAACCAAAAGGAATTTACTTCCTGATGCTAAACCAGTAGAACCACTACCAAGAGCAACTCCACCACCACCTTGTGTTGGTTCAATTGTGTTGCTTAAGTCTGCACCGTGGAAAATAAATGAGGAGTCTAGATTAACAATCTCTTTAAAGTAAATTGAAGAACCTTCAGAACTCTTACCGTCAGACAATTTAGAGAGATATGTAAATCTTTCTAGAACTGTGTTAGCAGCACCTGAAACATCTCCAGTTGTATCAATAACAGCAACGTGAATTTCATCATATGAAATACCACGAGAAGAAGCAAATTCAGATGTACCAGGACGAGGACCAATAGCGGATAGTTTTAATCCAGTTGTTCCAATTGTTGTGTTTGTGTACCAGTCTTTAACGCTATCAACATTGATGTTATCGTTAGAAACAGTATTAACTGTAACAGTTAAATCATTAACAGCACCTGTTCCTAGACCAGCAGCAGCAACTGTTACTGAATCGTTAGCAGAATATCCAGTACCACCATTAACTATTGTTACTCCACTAACATCTCCGTTAGCATCAATTACAACATTAAGTCTTAGTCCACTACCAGTACCACCTGTAGGATCTACAGTGTGTGTACCATTCTGTGTACCTTGTCCAGCGTATGCACCAGCAGTTACTGTTTGTGCAACACCGTCACCTGGTTCGTCAAACTTATCACCAGATGATATAATAGTTGATGGATCATCTAAGATAACTGCTAGTTCTTTAGAAGCAGCATCCCAAGAATAAATTCTTCCTTGTCTTCCAGCAGTAGTTGTGAAAGCAGTGTTGATTGTAGTTGTACCAGGAGCAGACGCTAGTGTAAGAATCTGATCAGCACCACGGTCTACAGCAACCACCTTAAGTGAGTTACCCCATGTACCAGCAGAACGTGCAGCAAAGATATTGGCAGCACCAACTCCAGCATTCCATTCTGAATTGTTGCTTATTAATGTACCTGCTCCGTTTGTAGCATTGAGTACGCCAGTACCAGCTCTTACTACAGCGAGTCTACCGCCATATCCTAAGAATTCTGATGCGACTAACCAGTCTTCTGCGTTAGCATCTTTGGGTGTTCCAAAGACATCTATAAGTTCTTTTTGGTTTGAGATACTTACGATCTCTCCAATAGGTCCTTTTTGAAATGATGATGAAAATGCAGCAGTTAGAGCTGAATCTCCTGTAATAACAGCGTTGGTTAGGTCACGTTCCCTAAGAACTACACCAGGCGAGACTTGACTTGCCATGTTTTAACTCCTCGTAGATGTTCCAAATTTATCTGTAAGTATTTAGATTTTCTAGAACTTACAGGTATTAGTGACTGTAGGGGGATTTGCAATACCCCTAGAAGTTCCACATATATGCAGCACTCTCTTGTGTATCTCCATACGCCCATAGTTCACCATCACCATCTATGAAAGTATCATCACCTAAACCATCATCCATAAATCCAAAAGGAGCCATGTCTTGTTCAATTTGATTTCTTTGTTCTTCATAAATTCTTCGTCTAACATCATTGTCAGTCATCTCCTTAAAATAATCTTGCATGACTAACCATGCAAAGAGTACCATACACATTACAAGGTCATCATGATACCCATCATCCGCTTCCCAACACTGTTTTCGCTGAATGAATGTTGTAAGTTCTCTTAATATATCAAAGTCTTTAAATGATAATTTGTCATCTTCTATGACTGCTTTTAAGTTTGAACAACCTTGTTTTTTAACTGTAATACTCATCTTCACACCTAGTTGAGTCTTAGTTCCAGAGAATCCTTGACCAACTACTTGACCTGCTCTACCACGCATTGCACACATCAATACGTTAGGATATTCTAAATCATAATTTAATGTTGCTGCTATACTATCACCTATATCATTTACCTCAACCAAGATATATGGGAACCGATACTCTTTGGCTACTCTATGAATCACCGATGGAAACATAATAGGCTTAATTTCATTATCTCTGTACTTGGCAACGATTTTATACGGTAGAGTGGTAATATCAAACACGATGAAAGCAGAGTAGTCACCACCGATACCTCTGGCAACGTCAACAGTAATAATGTATTCATGATCTTCTTGTGCTCTCTCATATACGTCAAGTCCTGCATTGCTTTGTATTGGATCTTCAAATGGTATAGATTGTAATTTAGATGGAGAGATGAGAGTATCAGCAGATCCAAGGAAGTCACACTCAAACTCTTGTGCGAACTGTCTCTTGGATGTGTTCTTTAATGTTTCTGCTTTCCACTTAGCATCTCTACCTGGTACTTGTGACCAGTGTACTTCGTTTGTAACATAATCATTTTTACCATTCCTAGCATCCTCCCACATCTTATAGAAGTGGTTCATACCATTAGGTGTAGATATAATTATGACTTTCGTTGACTTACCAGAAGTAATAGTAGGATAAACAGATGCAAAGAACTGTTCTGCTACGTGGTTAGGAACGAACGCAAACTCATCAAGGAATAGAATGTTAAATGACATACCACGAACCGCACTAGCAGACGTGGAAGCAGCAAGGATCTTAGATCCGTTCTCTAGTTCAACATTACCTTTGTTCCATACTAGAATACCATGTTGAATCCACCTAGGTAAGTTCTCATATGCTAGTTGTAATCTACCTAAGAGTTCCCTAGCAGTACTTGCTTTGTTAGCGAGAATACCAATGTTAACGCTATCATTAAAGATAAGATAGTGAAGTAGATACGCAACCACAGTGGTTGACTTACCAGTCTGACGAGGTAACTTTGCGATGTTAAATCTATTTTTATGGAAGTCCATTAAGATCTTCTTCTGAAAATCATACATGGAGAAAGGTACTAGACCTTCATCCAAGTTAATGATCTGCATATATTTACATGCAAAATAGAGTGGATCCTCTTTGCACTTAATCCACTCCTGTATTTGTTTCTTTGTAAATTGTATCTCAGTACCAGCCTTCTTCAGGTTGGGGTTACCAAGATATACGTCAGTTGTTGCCATCTAAAAATTTCCTACGGTGTTCCCAAGTTTGTCCTGATGTGCTACCCTTGCAAGGATTTATACAACCAGAAGATTTGCTATAACCATATGACTCTATTTGATTGCATACTAAACCTGCCAAATCATGTGGATCTCCTTCTTTTCCTGTTGACCAGTATAACTGTCCATCTATCCATTTTGCACCACAACTAGAGCATACTAAAATATTCATAAAGTTCCATGTGATTTTCTTATAGCACGTAAGTCTTCAAAATTCTTTTGCTTAGTACCACCATCGTATTCCCAAGCATATCCTTCGGTAATCATCTGTTCGTTCAATGAAAAATCATCGTCACCAACATACAACCAACCAAGAAGCCTACCGTACTTCCCAACGCCACCCTTAAGTTCAGTTCTAATAGTGAGTTCATCGTCTCCTTTGATTGCTCCTTCTAGTTTCTCCTTCATCCATGCAGTAGCATCAAGACCTAATGCCTTCTCTTCCAAGTCTCTTGTTCTCTTCTCTGGCGTATCAACTCCTGCAATTCTAACTCTTTCTTTCTTGAGTAAATCAAACCCAAGATCAATGGTAACATCAATAGTGTCACCATCAACTACTTTGTTTATCTTCGTCACTCTGAAGTTGTAGCAGCTCTTCCTGCTTGGCGGTATCATCGCTCCCATCAGTATAATCCATCAGTATATTATTTAGCATCTGTTCAACAGGTTCTCTATTCATCTCTGATTGGTGGTTGCGTATCTGTTGAATCATCTGATTTATGTTCAGAGGAGACATGACTAGCAATGTCGTTAGGATACCATTCATCGTACTTAAAGATCCAATAGATTGAAATACCTACCAATACCAATAGTATAGCAAGCATAATATTTATAGACCAAACTATATCGCTCATGATACTTTAACTTTCCAAGGAGAGTTAGGATCTATTTTTTCCATCCAATTAAACCCACTGTTAGGTGGGTAAACATATTGTCCTTCATCATCAAACATACCTGAAGTATCTGCTATCCTAGATTCCTTTGATGGATACTTTGGATAAGGTCTCTTCCCTGCTCTCATCTCATTACCTTTTCTTCTTCTCATCTGATTACCAGTCTCGTAACCTTCAGGCATAGTAGGCCAAGAAGATCCTAAGAGCTCCTTGACCATTTCTTTTGTATATCCTTTAATCTCTTTGTCTCCAGTCATCAGACCTCTCTTGATGAAACCAGTCTACCACATCTTGTGGATCTCCAAAACCCCTACGGTGATTGCTTGAGTCGGGGTCGCCTAAGTTCAAGCTATTCAGAAAAGAATCGGTATCACCATTACTTACTCTTCTCGCTGTGTTTAACATACCTCTAGCAGCAGTGTTTGCTTTTGCTAATTTTTCTGCCCAGATCATATCATCTAGACTAACTTCAACTCCAGCACCTATATCTTTACAGATTGCTGTCATCCTCAAGCGGTATTGTGTAGATAGCATAAAATATCCTTATTAATATTATTATTTAACCTTATAGCGGAGGGTACTCTGATTGTATAACTTTTACTGATCGTTCAACCTCAAACTCTTTCATCAAACGTAATACTTGTTTCCTATCAAGTCCAGCAAGGTTTTCGCAATTTTCTAAAGAACGGTAGATACATTCTCTATCACTTATAGGTGCTGAAATTTCCCACCCTTGTTCGTCATAATACTTCTTACCTGTAGTAACTTGTGCTTCTACGTATGAATAATCCTTATGCATATGCTTGTGCTGCTAACCAAAAAGATAAACTTAAAGAAGTTCCCATGATGGTGAGTCGGCTCATCCACCACATTATTTCGTGTTTATGGTTATTCATCTTCCCATTGGAATACCAGATGCCATGAGACGAGAGATGTTATCAACCTCTTCGTTATTACAGTAGTCAATAAAATGAGGATGATCCTTTAAACAGGATACATCCTCTTTACAATGTTCTATTGCTTCATATGCACTCATGGCATACTCGCATATTTCATATTTCTTTTGTGCTAAGTCGTGGTAACCGACTGTGTAATGTCTTTGTTGCGTTAGGGGCATGATTCTTTCAATCCCATACTACATCTATAATTATAACTTATCAATCCTTTGTAGGGAGGTTGAGTATGAATACCCACACAATCGCCAACATCATGATTGAAAACAACCTTATATTTTCTGCGTTAACTACTATCATCGTACTGCTGGAACTAGTGCTCCACCGTCATCGTCATCATCATCTTCTATTTCTTCTATCCTATCTTTCAAGGATTGCTGTAAAAAGTTATCAGATTCTTTTACTCTATTAATAAACTCTTCGTCTGGTGTGAAATTTACAACTAACAATTCATCACCAGGTTGAACCTCTGCCAATTCTGGATGTGGCGGTCTTGTTATTGTCTTACTACTCTCAACAAAATTACCTACACTGAGATCTGATGCAGCACTCCAACCTGTTGAGATTAAACGTACAGCAAGTATTAATAATATTATCCAAGTTACTACAAATATTATTGCCATACTTTATTTAGAGTTGATCTTTCAAATATCTTATGAGATCATTCTGTCTGATATCAGACTCCACAATAGCTTTCGTTTTTTCGGCAATGTCGTCCAAGATATTAACGTCAAGACCTGCGAATGGTGGAATGATACCAAGTATGCGAAGTAATCCATC